TCGAATAAACTCAATACGTTCATATATAACTTCCTTTGGTTCGATACTTAGAAACGACTAGTATCGTTGTCGGTATCGATTAACCGACCTGTGTCTCTGTTGTATTGAAGTCTCCCTGCCCAACCTACCTGGCCAGTGAAACGGTTTTTAAGGACTACAATGTCCCTGGTGTCATCTGTAGGGTCCTCAGCGTTAACCTGAAGGCCTAGACAGAAGTCTGCTAACTGAGCAATAGAGTGGCTGCCACGTAGCTGCGATAGCTTTACCTTGGCTCCATTCTCATGCCCATCACCCTGTGGACGTGTAAGGTGGCTTACCAGGAACAATGTGATTCCTAGCTCCTGGACCATCGTCCTGAGTGTTGTCATGATTTGGTCGATAAGCCGCCTTTCGTCAGTGACTTGACCAGTGATACCTGAGACCAGGATGCTGATGTGGTCTAGGAAGATGTGAGTACAGCCCATAGCTTTTGCCATGTACTGAATGCGGTTGACTACTACGTCTAATGAAGTTGAACCAAAGTGATTAAACAACTGAACATCGCCATCCTTAAACAGCTCGTCATGGCCTTGTAAGACCTCTTCTTTGGTAGCGCACTCATAGTCTTGGACAATGTTCTTATCCAGGTGAAGACCAATGAGGCCTCTCACGGTGCGTTTGTTTTCTTCTTCTAGCATTAACATACCGACCTTCTGTCCATTGTCGTGAAGGTGGTAAGCGAACTCGGTTATCAAAGTACTTTTACCTACACCAGACCCTGCACAAATAGTTACCAGGGTGGCAGGTCGAATACCTTTAGTTATATCGTTGAGCTTTTTGTAGGGGTATCTGACCAGGGATTCCTCGTCAGTTTCTGCAATAGTATTTCTTAAGTCAGAAGAGCTAATGATGCCATCAGGTCTCCAGTCTTTAGCTCGCCAGATAGCATTGATAATCTCATGCTCACAGCCCTTCTGGAGTGCCTCATTTGCATCCTTATAAGGAAGCTTGGCAATCTTGACCTTACCTATAGGCATAGCCTCGGCACACTCTATGGCAGCCTTAGTCCCTGCATCATCCTGGTCAAACATGAGGATGATTTCCTCAAAGCCTTCTAGGTAGTCCCAGGCATTCATTAGAGCCTTCTTACCGCTCTGTGCACCGTTAGGTAATGAGACTACAGGCCACTTGTTCTTTTGTGCCTGGGAGACTGATAGACAGTCTATTTCGCCTTCAGTAATCACTAGCTTTTTACCAGTGTTCCAAAGGTGCTGCCCGAACAATCCCATCTTCTTAGCTTCGCCCAGGATGGTGAAGTTCTTCTCTGAGTCTCTTATCTTTTGTGCGACTACCTCACCATGCTCATTACGATAGTTAGCTATCTGAGCAGGACGGTTTTTGTATGTACCTATGGTGTAGTCAAACTTTCTACAGGTACTAATTGAAAGAGCTCTGGCACCCAGGTCGCTATGTGTTCCCTGGAGTAAATCTTTATTAAGTTTGCTTGGCAGCTTTTCCTGGTCCACCTGGTCAGTTGGTGGTGTATAGGTTTGGCAGCCGAAGCAGAATATGTGGCCATCGTCATAGACGGCAGCGTTGTCTTTAGAACCACAGTGTTCACACTCTGTGTGTCCTACAAAATTAGAGTCATCATGTGTATCTTGTATCAGTAACATTTACTTTCCCCCAGACAAAAAAAAAGGGCCACCCCATCTCTGAGGTGACCCTGGCTCTCCTTAGCTACACTTTAGTTTCCTTCGTGTAACCACTCTTCAGGAATCGTCTTGTGTGAATACACGAACCCATGCTTATCGCAATAAGCAGCGTAGGTTGTCTTCGACCCTTTATAGAGTTTTGAATTGCAATTACTAAATACAAACCTGATGTCTAGGTCTGGGTGTTGTCGTTTGATTAGCAAGTGTTTCTGCCTATCAGCAACATTCCAAATACCTTTTGTCTCGACATAAAAAAAGCCGCCTTTCTTTGGCAGCCTGAAGTCTGGGGTGTACTTAGCATTGCGTTCTGGTACTACATAGCTAACCTTGTCTGTTTCATATAAGAGTTCAACACCTGCTGCTTTAATCTGAGCAGCTGCCTTATCTTCCAATCCACTTCGGTAACCATGTTTAATACCACGTTGTTTACTTTTAGAATCGGTCCGCTGATGCAGCCATTTCTTCTTTTGGTTCTTTGGCATCGAAAGTTTCCTGTAAGATATCTTCACCTACATAGCCACCCTCAATGGCATCAAATCCATCACCCGACTGGTCACCGCTAGTGACAGGGTTGATTACCTGGACTCTAGTTAGCTGCAGTTGGATGCCGTTTGCTCCAGACACTGTATAAGGTGCAATGTAGCCACCAATACGTAGTACTGAACCTGCCCATAGATTAGGCACTTGTTTCCCTACCAGGTTCTGTCCTTTGCTATCAAAGAAGTGCGGAGCATATTTAGACTTTGCATTGAATACAGTCTCACCAGTATCTTCATCAGTCTTAAATGGCATTCTTGCTTTCTTCCATTTAGGACCAAACTCTTCACTGGCTAAGTCTTCAATTTGTGCAATCAGCTCTGCAGCATCTTCTACTATCAAGTTTGTCTTGTACTTAGGTTCACCACCAAAAGCAGTATCTGGTTCATTCAACCAGGGATATTGTGCTCTACCTGCTGTTGTTGTGAATTTAATCTTTGCTTGAGCCATGCTCAGTCTCCTTAGTTTTAGTTGTTTCGTAGTTTTGTGGGGTTTTGCACGTTGGTAGGTCTACACCTAGCCTTAGTGCTTCATTGATTAATTTTTGTGTATAAGGCTCACCTCGCTGACGTAACAGTTCAGCAAGTCCTAAGACACGTTCTCGTGGATGCATAGTTTTACCTCGGATGCTTCTCTAAGGGTGGACAAAACGCCTACCCTCGATTGGCATTGAGATTTTGTTGATTAGCTAAAGCAGTATTCTGATTCCAGTACCTGGTCTAAATCTAAATTACCTTTAGGTGGAATCTCTATGTCTAGCTTGTTACAGCCTTCATAGGTTAGTTGCTGCTTTGCTTGTTTCAAGACATCTTCATACAGACAGTAGTCTTTGTAGATTTCGACAAATGATGCTCTGACAGCTTCGTACATTACATCGGTATCTGTGGGGGTGGTCCCAAATGAATCATGAATCAAAAAGAAATCATTCACGCCATTTTGTTTAGCAGTTAGAACCGTTAATAACAAATGTGCTGAATCCATAGAATGGATAATGTTGGGAGACACAGCTGCTTTAGCTTTCTTCTTGTCTATCCGCTTGTTAGCTTTCTCTCTCACGGATATCTGTGTTCTCTTTAAAACACCTGCTTCTCTATCGTGAAGGTATATCTTGACCTTCTTAACATCCCAGTAGGTGTACTTTTGTATCACTGGAAAACCAACAGGGGTTACAAATCTGACTGGTTTACCTTCGTGGGCCAGGGCTCCTGCAACACTTTGGAAAAAAGACATACCTGCTGCTGCACTACTTATGACTTCCTGGACAGACTCATAGTTCATACCTGCCAAGTGTCTAGCTGCAAGTTGCTGCTCTGCTTTATCACCAAATGGATGCTCTTTTAGCTCACCTCTCATGACCTTGTCAGCTAGGGGTCTCATAGTGTCTTCATACAGCTGTTCGGCAAAACCAAACTTGGCACTAGAGTAGCCGTAGGTCATCGTATTACGCTTTACAGTAGAGCGGGTTACACCTAGCTTTAACCATAGCCTAGAGAGCTCAGAATCGTCTTCTAAGAGCTTATCGTTAGTAGCTTGAGCAACCGCATTGTAAACGTCTTGAGGCTTCTCAGAAGGCACTAGATTAACCAGGTGGCCATCGCCTTCATTGAGTGATGCTGCAGCATAATGTTGAACACCTGAGTTGGTTCCATCCAGGCATGGTGCTAAGGCAGATTCATAATCATTGCCGTAGTCCATGTAGTTAGCAAACTCATGACAGGCAGCCAGAAACTGAAAGGGTTTATCAGCGGTAGACCAGTAGTCAAAAGTAGCTTTGGCATCCCTACCAACATCGTAAATCTTGTCCTTGTTATCTTCTACCCAGGCAGCCCTAGCATCTAATGACTGCTTACTAATCTTGTCGAAGTCTCCGACATTAGCAATGTGGACGGCTAACCAAAAGGCTGCACTGTCATCCATCTTCTTAGTGTTCTTCATGTTGAACATAGCTTTGACGTGGTCATCTCTATGGTAACTAAAGTGTGGCACTGGATAGACACGTCCTCTGAAATCAAAGTTCCAAGGCAGCCAGAATTGCTCAAAGTTGGCTAACTCATTTGCTGTTGAAAGGTCTTGCAGCATTAAAGCCCTAGCACCATCGATTTCACGGTTCTTAGTTCTTACTTCTCTAGCTTTTAAAGTCCATCCTTTCTTGTCATAGGTAGACAAAGACTCCCACTCGCCTGGTCTCTTTAAGTGCTCAATCTTTTCCTTACGTGGAAACTTACTGAAGACCTTCGCTTCATCCCATGCCCAGTTAACGGCATCGAGAACGTAGTGGTTTATTACTAGAGGTGTACTTTGGATTGCATTAATAGCCTCAACATAATCTGGGACCTCACCATTGTCTTTAAACTGGTGCTGTACTGCTTTACGTTGGGAGTGCGTTGCACCTCTAACCAGAGGAACCTGGGCAGCGGTAACATCATCGTAATAACAGCCAGAGTCAAAACTAGTCCAAGGCTTAGGCTCGATAATCATTGGGGCTAACATAGGTTCTTGCCAAGAAGAGTCAAAGTCCATGTCTGCAAGACGTTTGGATGCTTCTTCTGTAAGACCTATTCTTCTAATTGTGTTCTTAGGTTTCTTTTGTTCCCAGATGTCAAAGACACCACTGAACTCAAGTATCGCATTAATAACTGGAGTAGCTACTTTAACTCTTCGCTCTTCAGTCCACTTGGTTCGTTCGTATCCTGCTTTAGAGGCAATGATACGTGCAGCTTTGATTCTATAGCGGTCACTAGAGTGGTCCTTAGTGACCTTAGATTCAATCCTTCTTGATAAATTAACATCATGTTCCTTAAGACCTGCTGCCCAAGACTCTAGCTCTATCCTCTGACCAACCTTGGTAATTGCTGAGGTTAAAGACGAACCTGCAGCCACTGCATCCATGCATGAGTTGAGACCTAAGTACGCTAGTAAGTCAGTGTCTACAGACTTGATGTCTTTATACCAAGAATACTTTCGACCATCGCCCTTCCTGTCTTCTGATTCTATAGTGTTTCTAATGGCCTCTGACACATTGGGTAATGCATCAGTTATTAATCTATGTGGGTTGTTCTGTGTGGAAGGCTTATTGTTATTCTCAAGCCTACTTAAGTATCTTTCACGTCCTTCTCTGAACATCTCCTGTTCACGTGCAATCTCTTCCTTGAGCAAATCAGATGCAATCTGCTCCATGCTAATGTCTCCCATGTTGTTTCTCTAAGGGTGGACAAAACTAAATGCGATTAGTTCTCACCTTAGATTATCTTATTCTTGTAACAACAAAGGCCACCGAAGTGGCCCTATGCATATGTAAGTAGCAATTACCTTGCCAGTTCTTTTTGTAGTGTCTCTAACAGGTGTGTTGCATCTTTAATTAACCTGAGACCATCATCGATACAATCGCCTAGAAGCTCTCTCTCGCCATTCATATGCTTAACGTGATGGACATCCTTCAAGTCTTCGTTAATGGCCTTAGAAAGCTTCTCTGTGGCTTTATCAACCCATCGCCTAATACGCTCATTGTCGTACTGGTCGCATAGGTATTCTGGGGTTGTGCATTGGACAAGGCTAAGGTGTTTTTTCCATTCGGTACTCATAGTATCTCTCCTTCTTCAAGACAGTCATCAAAGTGTGTCATGAGGTTTTGTAGGTTAGTTTCATAAAAGGTTTGTTTTTGTATCGGAGGTATTTCATAGAACTTTCTGGCATCAAGCTCACGTTGGTACATGAGCTCGACATAGTATTGCCAGTCGTTCATTTTGCAGTTACTTGGGAAGACTGTAGTACTCATGATGCCTCCCTAGTTGCTTCAAGTTTAGACATGATGTTCTGGAGTGAACTAGGCTGTGCGTGGACATATTTAGCAGTAGTCGCTTGAGATTTATGTCCTAAGATTTTACCTAGTGTGATTGCATCAACATTGAACTCCATAGCTAACCTAGTTGCACAAGTATGGCGCAGTACGTGAAAGACATAATGTTCATCGCCCCTTGCTAGTGCATCCCTTGCTTCATTCCAAGTGTCGTAAAACTTTCTATGTGAGTAAAACTTTGATGGACAGTTGTCTAATTTAGATAATGCCTGTTGTGCCTTTATATTCAGCGGTACAAGCCTTTCGTCACCGTTCTTGGTGTTAGCCAGTGTGATGAACTGACCGCAGTCAGAAAGCGTTCCTGATGTCTTCTTAGTATCTTCGTTATTGATACCGACAATCTCACCGAACCGCATTCCAGTGTTCACCCCCAAGGTGACAAAGTTAGCCATCCAAGGGTGGTCAGAGTCTGCTAGAAACTCTGTAAGGTCTTTGACTTCAGTATCACTAAAGAACCTAGGTCTGCTGTTACGTGCCTTCTTCCATCGAACCTTGGGTGCTTGGGTCATTATCTCTTGTTCTACTGCCATGCTAAAGACAACACTAAAGCAAGCTAAGTATCTGTTAATGGTTGTGTCTTTAAGACCTTGTTTAGACAGATGGTCCATAAAGGCGTAGATGTCAGAAGCCTTAAATTCATCTAAAGGTTTAGACTCAAAGTCTTCAAAGTTACTTAACCTTTGCACCATAAAGATACAATCGTTTAAGTATTTGTCTTTCCAAAGACGGTGTGCATTTTTCGCTAAGAATTTATTTAATGTTTCCATTGTTATAGCCCTCAGTACGTTGTTGCCTGTTTGATTCTCTAAGGGTGGACAAAACTGTTTGTTCCCTTGTTTAGGTTTCTTACAGGCATAAAAAAAGCTCCCGAAGGAGCCTGTAGTTTTAAGATTAAGATGTATGTAATTTAGATTGCTTTTACCGTAATGCTTCTAGGACTACGCTCAAACAGTGAAGATGCACAACCGCCTTCCATATCAATTGGGTCTCCGTAGAGAGGACATACATCTTTAGCCTCTAAGACCTCTACAGCTTTGTACTCGCAACGATTATCAAATAGCTCTGTAATCTCTGCAATCCAAGTTATGTCTTGCTCATGGTGTGTACCATCTTTGTGTGTCCACCCCCGCTTTTTGTTAATCCAAAGTTTGTCGCCTACAGTTAAATCTTTAAATTTTTTCATGGTGTTTCCCCCAGTTATAAAAAAACTCCCGAAGGAGCTTAGTATTAAACAATAGTTTCAATAGTTGTTTCAATCGTGGTTTCTAAAGCATAAAATCAATTGCCGTCTCTAAGTTTTTTTA